ATAATTGGCAGTGATCACAGAACCTTCGGCAACAATCACATTTGCGCTATTGTAGATATAGATGTTATTTGCAAAGGTAATATTATTCGAAGAACATTCATCAAATTCGATGATATGGACTTGCTTCTGAATATCGTATAAACCAGCATTCAGATTCACGTAACTCACGTTTGCGAAGACTTGATTATTAGTTTGATTGATAAGCTTATACGTTAAACCGTAGTTATGAACATTTGCGGTCGCGTTGGCTGCAGCATTCGTAGAAAGTATCAGAGAAGTTGAATTGGTTACACTTGCCACATTACCAATCGCCACATTACCTGTGATATAAAGTGTAGAATTAATATAGTTATTGCTAAAAACCGTGGAAGTCCCAGTCACTACGTTGCTAGTAGTATTTGCAGAGATCGTGCCTGTACCAGTTTGATAATCGAGATCTGCCATGCGCTTACTGTTTTTAAAAGCTCCGCGAGCATCGGTAAGAGTAAGTTGCACTGAGCTTTCAAGTGTAACGACATTTGCCACTGTACCAGAAGCAGTAATATATCCTGCGTTCTGTTGTTTTACCACATCGCCTACATTAAATGTGGCAGAAGGTGCAGTAATCACAATAGCATAGTCTGTCGGTGTATTCATGAACTTACCAGACATTGACTTGTCTGTCAGTGTATTTGCCGTAAACGTCGTTCCAGTAGTACTATTACTTCCTGTGCTATAGGTAGCAGATGGAACAAAGACTCCTGATGTATGAGATACCGAGATGAAACCAGCAGTATTTGAAGTAGTCGCGACTTCGAGGATTCGGCCCTGAGCAGCAAGCATGCCATTTGCGGCATAGCGAAATATGGTGTTTCCAACAGCGACGTTTGAAGATGCCGAACTATATCCGATATTGACTACCGGTTGAACACCGCGTTCGAAGAGACGATAGTAATTTTCCGAAGTAAAATCTACGATTACTTCATTCAAGTTTAATACTTTTTCAGAAACGATCGATTCGGCGTCGAGCGTGTATCCATATCCTCCATCTTCAAAGATAAAATCTACCAGTCCAGTTTGTGAGCTAATAGATTCTACTCTTGCCAAACCACCAAGACCGCGATCACTGTTCGTAAATCTTACCACATCCCCAACACTAAAATCGCGACCGCGAGTTTGAACTATGACTCTTTTGACAGAACCGATTAGCTTCGATCTTTTGATAATATCGAACACAGGTTGATTATTAATGTTGAGACCGATAACCTCTCCATTACGAAAATCACCTTGTCTCCCAGAAATATAAAGTAGGTTAACGAAGCCTTTTCCGGCTCTTCTACGAATGTACTTCTCGACGAAAGCTTTGGCTCCTGAAAGTTGGCCAACGACTTGCTTACCGACGTAATCAATGTTATAGATCGAGTATCCAATCTCGAGGTATTCTGGCTTTTCGTATACGCCGTCCGACAAGCGAAAGATTTTTTCTGCAGGATATCGAACTTCTGCTGCCGTACCATATACAAGTTTAAAGAAAAGGTCGACTGCACGCTCTGTACCTTTTGCTCGATACAGATCAAGCGAGTTTTTGACAAGAAGTTTCTTATTCGTAGCAGTATCAAACTGAATGTTCTTTAGATACTTCTCTTTGAAATGAACGATGAAGTCGTCTGTCGTACTATCAATGTCGCGATAATCTGGCAGTCGACGGGCATGATATAAAGGATTATTCGTCGATTCTAGCCACTCATAATATGCTTTTGTAAACGCAATAAAGTTCTCTCCTTCTTCTTGATAAAAAGAAGGAAATTGGCTCTGAATTAACGGAGATATTCTTTTTTCGATATTCTTCATTATTCTCTAATCTGTTCAATTGAGACGTCGACGTCATTTTCAAGAATATTGAGTATCACGTTCTGAGTTGAAGTGATATCAAGCGTACGTGGTTTGGCATAGATTTTAAGAGAAGTACCAGTGTAATTCGTGATATTAAAGTTATTGATTCGAATAATACCAGTATCATAGTCGACAGTTCCAATGGCGAGAATGGTTCTATGTTGTATTCCAGAAGTGTTGACGATACGCATGATGCCATCACCATCATCTTCGAGACGACAGTTTGCCAAACCATTATAGGTGAATGTCGAAGAACTTACGATATGAATATCTCCGATTAAGTGCTCTGCTCCTTTACCTGGAACATCGTTTCTTAATGGATTTTTAAAATCAATCGTTACATTTTGTCCGGATGAAATTACACCTGAAGTTGCCAATGATACGAGAGAACCAGAAGTGGTCGTGGCACTTCCAGTAACAGTCGTACTTAATACTGGTGTCAGATACTTGACGAGTTCGATTTGAGTTTCGTTACTAATAATACTATTTTCTGCAGCATCAACGTCTCGAATAAATCTCGAGTAACGAAGAGTACGGCCGAAGTTATTCAGATTGGTAGAGGCGTGATTCAGAATCGAGTCAATCACCAAAATACGAATGTCTTCTGGATTTAAACCTGTCAAGTTAATATTGTATTTGATATTCGTTTTGACATACAGATAAGTGTAATCAGGAGAAACGAAGAGTGGCTCGATTGCCACAGAAGATCTTGATCTTAAGAACTTCTTATATTCCGCTTCTTTAATCTTTGGAAGACCATCAACTTCATCGAGATCGATTGATAAGAAGATTCTGCCGTATTGCGGAGGAGTTGCATCTTCTCCACCATATGCAACCACCGCATTGATTTCAGGGAAGTTTGCTTTTAATAGGTTCTCATAGTCTTCAGAAGTCACAGCACGTTCTTGTGTGGTGAAAGCCCGAGGAGCATTATATTTAATCGAGCTCAGATCTTCTGCAACTGCACCGTCGGCAGCTGCAGTAATAGTTTCAATGACAACGTTTGGTTCGTTATCGATCCGCGCAGTATTGATAAACTTAAATGCGCCGTTCGGAAGTTCACCACTACATGTTCGATACTCGATGATGCATGCGGAGTTGTTCTTTGGCTTTCTTCCAACGACTCCGTCTCCGAAGACAATTTCATATACATCACCAATTCCTGGTTGTAAGAAGAAAACTTTTGAGTTTCCATCATGACCGAAAAGCGACGTCGCTCTTTTATAAGTCTGAGCAGTCGTACCGTTGTCTTCAAAGACTGTAACTAGTACGCTTTCAAGGTCGACGCGCTTATTACTAATTTTATAGACAAGCGGTCTATCATAGTTTACTGTATAGGTATCACTGAGATAGCTGCCTTCGTATACTCGAATGGGCTCGCTCTCATATACAAGACTTGATCCTGACGGTGTTCTATTTGTAATCACATAGTTTTCGGTAGTACTAAAATTGTAAGTAAAATCGTCGACGCGTGAAGTAAACGATGTGCCTTTTGGAACGACGATCGATCTTTTTGCCGTGTCTGTTGAAGTAATTACGAGTTGAATTACGGCCGACGAGGATCGAAACGATCTCGGAAGATAGTTTAATTCTTTGGCATGCGAGATCACACTATCACGTAACTTCGCAGAATCAAGGAACATCTCATTACTGATCATGTTCAAATAGAACGCGTTTTGATATGTATTATACGAAAGCACATCAAGAAGAACCGAAAGATTACTTCCATCGAAGTCGTAATCTTTAAATCGATCTTGTGATTTCAGAAATGTCTTTAACGAATCTTTATAGGAATCGAAATCTAACTGTGTAAGGACTATACTGGAATTTGCTGCCATTATCTTACTCTATAAAGGGTGAGTTGAAGTGTCTGCGGATTAGCATTATTTATTATCTCATAATAGACTGATACTTCATAAGAATGCGCAAACTCGTTTGATATCACTAAGACGTCGACAATTCTGGCACGTGGTTCATATTTGGTAATAGAATCTGTTACAGCATCTTTAATCAAATCCGCCGTCATAACAGAGATGTCTTCGAATAAGAATCTTCGAAGACCGCCACCAAATTCTGGATTGAACAAACGCTCTTTGGTATTGGTCGACAAGATATTACGCATCGATCTTCTGACAGCCTGTTCGTCAGTATGAAGGGCGAGTCTCTTATTCTGAGGATGAATATTGAAATTGTTATAGAAGTCAGTAAACACAGGATCACGCTGTGTTGTTTTCCTTGTCGTGAGTGCGTCTATTCTGTCTACCATACTACCCTACTTTATCTTATTTATAATGATTATATGATTGTTTGTACTACTTGATAGTTTTCAATGGAAGAATTCGGAACATCGTCAGCGAGAAGCTCAACTTGTCCTGTAAAGGCAAAGGTTTGATAATCTTCGTTACTACCGACGGCATCGAGAGCAGGACCAGCCGATCGAGTAAACGTATATTGTGTGATAATGCCGCTGACTTTGTTTGTTTCACGATACGATACTAGTTTATTATTTCCGTCATATACAAAATTATTCATTAGCATCTCGTCATCTTCATACTGAACAACGTTTCCAGCGCTAAGAGTAGTAACGCCTGGTTCTGGAACAATAAACGGCGGAGGAGCTGGAGGATTTAAATCTCCATAAGAAGTCACTTCAGGTGTCGGAGCACTGATATCCGTAAAAAAATATCCATTCTCAGAAATCATATATTCGTTTGTCATGCCGGTTTTGCCCACGGTGGAGATATTTCAGGATTCGGTTCTAAGCCGTACTTCGTTCGACGCACTTCAATACAATTCGGAATTAACTTGAGGATTGCATCTGGAATACCAAATATCGGTTTTAAAATGATATTTAATACTACACAAATCGACACCTTTCCGCGACAAATATCAATGATCAACTTGATAGTCGTTATAATTTTCTTGACGATTGGAAACTGATTCAAAATCCAGCCCGGTGCTTTGAGTATGATATCGTGTATCTTAGCAATTAGATCTGTTTGAAAGAATCTTTTAATCTTTTCCATGGCATCATCAAACGCATCTTCAATTCGATGCCATAGTTCTTCTTTTGAATGAATCGTTTCTTTCTTCTTACGCAACTCTACGTTAAACCCAATTAGATTGCCGAGTGTACCAAAGAGTGGGATCGGTAGATTCAAGACAAAATCTATCAGTTCGCCTAATATCTTTTCACCAAGATCTTCGAATGCCTTTCCAGATAATACGTCTTCTTTGGCTTTCTTAATTTTCTGCTTAAACTCTTCATATTTCAGTTTTAACTGTTCTTTAATCGACTTCGTAGGATCAATAAATGTACCAAGTTTTTTAATGATAGGACCGATAATAGGAATTTTAGTCAGTAAGCTGATCAATGCATTGATGCATGCACCAATAAAATCACTCAAGAGTTCTTTCATCCAACGCAAAGCTTTTTGCCAGAATTCTTCTGCCTCATGTTCAGGGCTTTTGATGCCGAGAGTTCCGTCATATTTACCGTCTTCACCGAAAAACTTCTTGATTGACTCGATGTCTTCTGCAATCGCAGCTTTAATCTTGACTTTGCCTTCCTTGGTAAACAAGTCTTTGACTACTGGCTGATAACGAACTGGATTTCCAGCCGCATCTATTAAAGTCACGGCAGTAATGAATGGAATCGGAATAGTAAGTGGGTTCGGAATGCCAAGAATGCTAATAATCTTCAACAGAGCTTCGACGATCTTCTTTTGAAAGAATACATCAATCTCTTTCATAAACTCGCGAACTTTGTACTTCATCTCTTGTTCTTTTGACTTGATCTTCTTAAAGACGTCTGTCATGAGAATACCGGTAATATCATCGACTAGCTTTTCGATATCGCGAATAGCTTGAATGAGTTCTTTGCCGCACTCGTCTTGAATAAACTTTGCTTGCAGTTTAAGCTGACTAATAATCTTTGCAATGCCTACGAAGTAATCTTCTAACTGACGAAAAGATATCTTTCCGCTAGCATCGCACTGTAAACCTGGTATTTCTGGAACATAGACTATCGCTCTCATGCATTAATTCCAATAAGTGCAGCTTGAATATCTACTACGCCAGATTTAGATACAACTTGTACACTGCCATTATTTGCATAGATTCCTACGTTGCCTTCATTTGCATAGATGTCAACATCTGACTGAGCAGTAATAATAATCTTGCCTTGATTGCAAGTGATCTCGATATTTTTATCGCCTTTCTCGTCTCCGGCATTAAAGATTGTCATATTACCGGTTGCTAATTGAATATAATCTTTTATTGACTTTGTTACAATTGTGCCATCTGGTAAAATCTCGAGATACGATCCAGACTTATGATAAACCTGTACGCGTTCTGAACCTGGAGTATCATCGAACTCTAAGATATGGCCGCTACGAGTAGTCATGGTACTGTTATAAGGATATCTTGCTTTGTATTTCGACGCTGGTTCAATATCAAAGCCGTCACTCTTTTTAATACGATTACGAGTCTTTTCTTCTGGTTCGCCTTGACCTCGAGCATATGAAGACACACTGTGATTATCTTCTGGAGCATAGTTTAATACTCCAAGAATATATGCTGCAGCTTGTTCTGGAAGAGACATACACATTACTCGAGATCCCTTTAAGAGACCCGTCGGACTAAGTCCGATACCTGAAACACCAGCACTCGTAGTTGGCATCATAATATAAGCCGGTAAAAGATCTTCAGAATTCACTCTGTCAGAGTGACCTAAAATTTCTCTTACTAATACTCTGCCTGTTTGTGGCTCATCCGCCTCTAAACCAAGGGCTGAAGCTGGATCTTCTGCTACGATACCTTCAAAGAATCTTGGGGTTTGCATCTATCATCCTCTAATTTGTGTGTGTTTGCGGCAATCCACCGATGCCATCTTTCACAAGCTCGAAAGCTTGCATATACTCTGCTTTTTCGTTGAAAGTCAGAATATGACGACACTTTGTGACGATGTAATTACCAGTCGTCATCGTACTGTCTTCATTCACTGGAGATGTTTCTCCTCTTGTAATACCGCTCGGTTCGGG